AGAGATTTGAGGGCTAAATGTCAAAAGCGATTAGTGGACTCCCGATTGCTGAAACCCTGACAGGCGATGAGCTGCTTCCCGTTGTCCAGGATGGTAATACCGTTCAATCAACCGTTCAGCAGATGGTTGACCTTGTGGGCAACACGACAACCTGGGGCTACATTCAGGGAACGCTGTCAAATCAGACCGACCTGCAATCTGCCCTAAACCTTAAAGTGCCTTATACGGGCGCAACAACCAATGTCAATCTTGGCGAGTATGGACTCACATCAGGGTACTTTCAGGCCGACCTGACCCCATCCAGTTCATCTGCCGTTGGTCGATTGATTTGGAATGACACTTTCGGCACATTCGACATGGGCTTGAAGGGCGGTAATGTTGTTCTTCATCTTGGTCAGAAGCAAGTTACCCAGGTAATCAACAAGACTGGTGCTACCCTTACTGGCTCTGACTATCAGGTCGTGAAGATTGATGGCGCACAGGGTCAACGGCTCAAGGTAGTTTTGGCTCAGGCGAACAATGACGCTAACTCTGCCGACACGATTGGCATGGTCAATGAAACCATTGCCAACAATCAGGAAGGTTTTGTCTGCACAAGCGGAACGATTACTAACCTAAACACCACAGGCTCACTTCAGGGCGAATCGTGGAATGACGGCGATGTGCTGTATCTGTCGGGAACAACCGCAGGCCGAGTTACTAATATCAAGCCTAGCGCACCTACCCATACCGTCATTGTCGGTTTCGTTATCTATGCCCATAACAACCAGGGCAAGATTTATGTCAAGATTGATAACGGCTATGAGCTTGACGAGCTTCACAATGTAAGAATCACATCCCCGTCTAATGGGCAGGTGCTTACCTATAATAGCGGTCTTTGGGAAAATCAGACGAATGGTTCGGGAACGGTAACAAGTGTTGCTGCTTCTGCCGGAACGGGAATCTCCGTATCGGGAAGCCCGATTACATCAAGCGGTACATTGACGATTACCAATACTGCCCCCGACCAGGTGGTGTCTTTGACTGCCGGTAGCAATGTGACCGTTACTGGCACATATCCAAACTTCACTATTGCTGCTACTGGTGGCGGTGGCGGTTCGGGTACGGTAACTGATGTATCTGTGGTATCGGCAAACGGCTTTTCAGGGTCGGTAGCAACTTCAACAACTACTCCTGCAATAACCCTATCGACATCTATCTCAGGCCTGCTGAAAGGCAGTTCAGGCGCATTGGCTGCTGCATCTGCTACGGATGTACCCGACCTTCCGCAGAGTAAGATTACTAACCTTGTAACTGACCTGGCTGCAAAAGCACCATTGGCTTCGCCTACCTTTACTGGAACACCATCTCTGCCGACAGGCACGGTAGGTGTAACGCAGGCAGTAGATACTAATACTACCGCATTGGCTACCACAGCATTTGTTGTCGGTCAGGGATACGCTAAATTAGCATCTCCGGCCTTGACTGGCACACCAACTGCGCCTACTGCATCTGTCGGCACGAATACTACTCAGGTCGCAACTACGGCATTTGTTCAGGCTGAGATTGCTAATGACGCTGTGTTGTTGACTGGCGACCAAACGGTAGCAGGAACAAAGACATTCTCTAGCACGATAAGTGGCTCGATTACTGGTAACGCAGGTACTGTTACCAATGGTGTCTACACTACTGGCGACCAAACTATCGGTGGTACTAAGACATTTTCCAGTACGATTAGTGGCTCTGTTTCAGGCAATGCAGGGACAGTTACGGATGGTGTTTATACCACAGGCGACCAAACCATAGCAGGTGTTAAGACATTTAGTGGCACAAGCACCATTGTTAATGGAAATCTTGGAATTGGTGTTAGCCCTAGTTATAAGTTAGATTTATCAACTGCAGGAACTTCTGTTGCTAGGTTTACTGGCCCTGCTAACGGATTTACTGACTTTACAAACGGAACTGGTACTTTGCGCGTACAGATTCTTAGTAATGTTCCGCATATAGGGTCTTTCACAAACCATAACCTTAATATAATTACTAACAATACAGTTAAGGCAAGAATTGATACAACGGGTAACTTTGGGCTAGGGGTTACCCCTGGTGCTTGGGGCAATGGTGTTAGCGCACAAGGTGATGCGTGGTCTATATCAACCACAAGTGGCTTTGATAGCCTTGCAATAGCTGCAAATGCTCGACAGACAGCTTATGGTACGGGTGCGCAAAACTGGGTCTATCGTGGAACGGCTCGTTGTTCAAACTATGAGCAAACCAACGGAAACCACATTTGGCGATATGCTGCATCAGGAACAGCAGGCAATGCGGTTACCTTTACCACAGGCATGACCCTAAGCAACGCAGGCGCTCTGTCTGTTAACGGCACAATAGACGGCACAATTTTCCGTGATGTTTCTAACACAGCATTTTACCTAGACCCTGCTGAAACAGGCATTTCCCTAAATGTGGCAGGTCGGGCAGTAATAGGCGCAGGCTCAACCGTTGACGGAATTGTCATTGGCTATCGAGATGTTCCTGTTGCAACGCAAAATGCCACATATACCTTTGCCTTGACTGACGCAGGTAAGTCTGTTGGTAAGGACAATGCAACTGCATATACCTATACAATCCCTGCAAACGCATCTGTGGCTTTCCCTATTGGGACTGTAATTACCGTATTTAACAACAATGCAACTAACAACATTACCATTGCGATTACCACCGACACACTTCGCCTAGCAGGTACGACTTCGACAGGTAGCAGAACAGTAGCACCGTTTGGACTGTGTACCTTGTTCAAGGTATCTTCAACCGTTTGGATGGCATCGGGTTCAGGTGTTAGCTAATGAGTGGTGGACTTCAAATGCTGATGTCGCGTGGGAATCCAACGGCAGGAAACCTTGACTACGCTGAATTTTCTGCAACTGACATCATAACTGGCGGTACGGCTGAGGCATATGCTGAGTTTTATACAGATGGAAGCGCAGCCCTATTTGGAAGTAGTGGCACTTCGCCTACTACCCCTAGATGGTGGACTATATCACCGCCTTCCACCTGGATGAGCTACACTTCCACAGGACTAGGAACGATTACTGGTGGTCTTGTCGCAGGGACTCGATACCAGTTAAATGCTACTAGAAAACTAGGGAATCAGCGCACAACACTTGGGGTTTCAACCAGGGTGTTTACCATTACATTCTTTGATGCTGCAACTGGTGGTAATACACTAGGAACAAAAGTATTTACCGCAAGCGCAGAACGAGCATAGGATTAGACATGGCACTAACTTACGAGTGGAAGGTATTGGGACTTAAGAAGGTAAGCACCGAGCTTGCTAATGATGTAATTATTGGTGTGAGCTGGACTGTTACTGGTACTGATGAGGATGGCAATTCAGGTACATTTGATGGCACGACCCCCTTTAAGCCGCAGGATGTGGACTTGGCTAATTTTGTGCCGTATGCCGAGCTTGACCATGATACTGTGATTGGGTGGATTCAAGCCGAAGTGGTCGGTGACTACAAAATCCATGTTGACCAGGAGATTCAACGGCAGATTGACAGCGCAAAGAGCCTGATTGTTGATGTTCATTCCAGTCAATTCCCGTGGGTTCAGGCCGAGTAAGGGGCTGAGATGATTGGTGGTGACCGACCAATAGTTAAGCAGGTAATGAAGGGCGACAACTTCAAGCTAGTGTATGTTTTCAAGGACACACCAGTAAGGGTTGATTGGCGAAGTGAAAAGGCCTTCTGTGTGCTGAAGAACAATGTGGTCAATGGCCGTGAGGCTAGTATCTCCGGCTACTGCGAAACAGACTTCCCATGCCTGGTGACGGGTACTGCTTATATGCCCAACGGCAACATAGATAGTGTAAACTATGTTATACAAGCCAAGTTTGCCGATGACCGTCAACGGACACAGCTACTCTTGGCAACCGAAGGGATTAACGAATACAACCTATTATGTGAGGATGGTCAGCCATTAGCCTATGAAAACCGTTATACTAACTGAAGAACAATCTGTCCGACCATTCGCAATGGAAATGATTGTAGGCGAACAACTGCCCGTTACCGTGCTGCTCAAGTACCCCCCTGATTCCGCAGACTGGGTAGCATCTGATGGCCTGACCATCGTGAACACCAGTATTATTGGCCGTGAGGTGTCTTGCTTGGTTAAGGCGAATGAGCCTGCGATGAACACCTATTCCGTAAATGCCTACACCGAGCTTGTGTGTACCACCTACACGACTGCCCACAGCGACCCCCACCATGCCGAGAGCTATCAGCGCAAGTTTATCGTTAACATCAAGGTAAACAGCGATGTGAACCCGTAAGAGGGATGTATGGAAATACAGGACTTTGAACCAGTAAACGACCCGAAATGCCCACCCCGACCCCGACCGCAACTGCTTCGGGACATCACGGGGCTTTGCCGTCTGCACTCTGAGGAAGCCTTTAAGAGTTTGGTCACCCTGATGCGTAAGTCTGAGGATGAGAACATACGGCTAAAAGCCGCAGAATCCATTCTTAACCGAGCCTATGGTAAGCCAAGCCAGTCTGTCCTGGTCGGTGAGATGGATGAAACCGTTAAGAAGGTGCTGCAAATCGAGTTCGTGAATGGCAACGACAATAATTCCGCTTAAACTGCCACAAAAGGTAGAGTTCCTGTTCAAGCCCATGCGGTATAAGTGCCTTTTTGGTGGGCGAGGTTCAGGCAAATCTCACAGCCTATCTAAGGCCTTACTGGTCAAGGGTAGCAATGAAACCCTGCGAATCCTATGTGGTCGTGAGGTACAAAACAGCATCAAGGACTCCGTACACCGCCTTCTGTGCGACCAAATCGACCTGCTTGGTATGCGTGATTTCTACACCATTACCGAGAATGAAATCCGAGGCCAAAACGGTACGCTGTTTAGCTTCGTGGGCTTCCACCACAATAGCGTGGCAAACCTAAAGAGTTACGAGGGCTATGACATCCTATGGGTTGAGGAAGCTCAGAGCTGCTCAGAGAAGTCCTGGAAGATAATGCTGCCCACCATCCGTAAGCCCAACAGCGAGATATGGATTAGCTTTAACCCTGACTTAGAGGATGACCCGACCTACCAACGGTTTGTCATTAACAAGCCCGACAACTGCATTTCGGTGGAGATGAATTACTGTGATAACCCCTTTTTCCCTAGTGTGTTAGAGGATGAAAGGAAATACACACAGGAAAACTTCCCTAATGATTATGAAAATGTTTGGCTAGGAAAGCCCAGGTCGCTTGCCGAGGGTGCTGTTTTTGGTAAGGAAATCCAAAAGGCCTACGAGGAAGCTCGCATCGGGACATTCGATTACGACAGCACACAGCCCGTTTTCACGGCATTTGACATCGGGGTTCGGGATAGCACATCCGTTTGGTTTGGGCAGCGTATAGGCTCACGGTGGCGCATGATTGACTACTTTGAGGGTACAGATGAAGGCGCACCCTTCTATGTGAAGATGCTCAAGGAAAAGTCCTACATCTACGGCGGTCACTTCACCCCCCATGACTCAAGGCACAGGGAGTTCGCTACTGGACTCAGCCCTGACGATGTGTTCCGCAATCACGGCATTACCCCGTCTGAAACCCCCAATATGCCCATCGAGGACAGAATCCATGCAGGCAAGCTGTTCATTGCCCAATGCGAGTTTGACGCGACCAGGTGCAAGGATGGCCTAAATGCCCTGAAGAATTGGCGGTGGGATGTGAATAACCGTACACAGATGCGTAGGCAAACCCCCCTGCACAACTGGGCTTCCCACGGCTCAGATGCCTATACATACTTTGCCGTAAGTAGTAAGCTGATGCACACATTTGCCCCCGTGTATGATTTTAGCAACATAGAATCCGAGTTCGCATGACAAGCCAAGCCGACATTGATGCCCTGCGTCTGACTGCCGACATTAAGCGCGGTAGGTTGAATGGCTGTCCTGTGGTGGTCAGGATATCGAGCATTGATAGCCAGGCATACATATGGTTGCCACAGAAGGTGGTTGAAGATGCGTATGGTAATGTCAGCTACGAAAATGATATTCTTTCGGCTAAAGACGCCCTTTCTCGCGGTATGCACTTTGAGGTTTTCAAATGATTAAGAAAGACGATAAGTTTCTGTCGGATATGCGTAAACGCTATGAGCTTGCGCTAGAGGCCAACAGCGACAACCGTAACCGTGCCA